AACAATCATGCACTTAAACTACGAGCAATTCCAACGGTTAGTGATTGAAACTTACAAAGCGTTACACCCGCTTGAAATCTGCGATAAGGTAAAATCAGGAAACATTTATGTCTATGCGCACAAGGTAAACTTAGTAGCGAATTGGGAGGGAAGTGAGTATGAAATCTAAGTGGCGTCATGTTAAAACTTCCGAGATTCGTGCGCAAGTTAATAGCGTGTGCGAAGCCTACCTGCGTGGCGAAATTGACTTTGACACCGCTTACGCTCAAATTGAGCGTTTAATGCGACCAATCTGTCGCTCACTTGTTGACTACTACGAGCACAAAGTCAATCAACAATTCACTAACATTGTGCGTGAAGACTTAGAAATCTCGTGCTTGGAAGGCATCGTCTTTGCCCTACGCAACCTTAAACGCAGCGATAACTACTTTAGTTTCATCCGCAAGCACATCAAAGGTAGCATTCTAACACTCATTCGCAACCTCGCATTCGCAAATGTCGCCAATCAGGGTCGTTTGGAGAAAATCCCGCTGAGTTTGTTGGGCGACGAGGATAGTGACATTGAGCCTGCCGACGCAGACGAAGACGCCGACGCCAAAAACCTCGCCCTCTTTGGCACAGAAGACTTTCCTCTCAATGACATTGAGCTGCGTGACTTCCTTGCCAAGTTGCCCGAGCCCGAGCGAGAAATTGCAACCAAAATCATTGAAGGCTACGAGATAGACGAGTTGCGCTTTCTGATTGACGACTTTGACACACACCTTAAGCGACTTAAAGAGAAACTTGCCGAGTTTTTCTCACTGTAGCAGGATAGAGTAGGTTATCGTCAATTCCTGCGTTGAGGTTTTGTTAATTGGGCTTGAAAAGACATACCGAGCCCATTCGCCCGTGCCATCCGAGTTTTCCGCAATCGCCACGCTGTAGATTGTCGTGTTGGCTTCCGAGGTCGCCCAAGTGGCTTCCCAGCGCATATACTCAACCCCGCCCTCTGTCACAATGCTTTCGGTCGCCGTCTTGGTGGGCGTAATCAGGCTGGGCACGGTCGTCTCGCTATCGCTCGGCGTGTTGCTTGAGCCCGACAAGCACAAAAAGTTTCCGTTAAACTGGTTGCTATACTGGATGATATTTCGGCGCATATAAGCTTTTCCTTGTGACACAATCGTATTGTATCCCCTCTCTTGGTAGACAATTTCGCCCGTCTGGGCGTCTTTAAGTGTCACTTCAACAATCCCAACAATTTTCACGCAATCTTTCAATTCAGTCATACATTATACACCTCCCCATTCACTTGAAGAGCTGCCCGAGGATGAGCTAAGCACATGAAATTCCGCTATCTGTATGAAACCCCAAACGGTGGTATCCGTGCTGACTTCCATTTCGGTAAAATAATCGCCCATCAAAATTTCTAATGTAACTGTAAACCACCCTACTCTGTTAGGCACTAAGGTGGCTGCTGACACATTGCCACCCAAATAATAGACACGAATGTTAAGTGTTTTGTTTGCTGTGTAGTTAGAAATGTAAATTTCAATATCTCGTGGCAAAGTTACGGGGTTGTTGAAATAAAGAAAAGCAACACGCGGGTTAGATTGCATTGGTGGGGTGTAGAAAAGCGGGTATGTCGTTGAAGTGTCATTATCCCACCAGACGGAAAGATTGGCGTTAATCTCTTGCCACATCTGGTTATAAATGAGATAAGAATCAGGGATAATGTAGCCAGAAGGCTGCTGGGGTGTATTCAATTGATAAGCGACGCTTTCGCTTAAACTCAAACTATCCGTCGGGGCGAAATCTTTGCGCAACGCTTTCAGCAATTCGCTTAGCGTCACACTATCGCTCGCCGCAGCGCTAATCCTGCTAATGCTTGACAACACAAAGTTGACTGCGTCGCTGACTGACAAGTTGTCTGTAACATTCCGCCTTACATATTCGTGAATGAGGTAGTTGACGAGGTCGCTGACGCTGATTGTGTCGCCGACGCTTTGCTGTAGTTTGGAGAGATAGAAGTAAGCGCTATCCGAAACGCTTAAAGTTTCCAGCACAGCCGCCCGAATTTTGGTGTAGACAACATCAGTCACATTGGCAATATCAACCACCTTTTGCCCACGCTTCATATAGACGGTCGGGGCAAATGGCGGGTTAGTAATAGTTTCGCTCTGCCTACTCCGTCGCAGCAATCTTATCAGGTCTTCCCAAGCCATAGCATTTCACCAATCCCACTTGGGTTACGCATACTTCACAACTTTAAGCGTCGTAAAAACCTCACCCGTAGCGTCAGCACGCCACGAGACTTCTTCTACCCATTCAATTTGGTTTTGGAAGTTTGTCACGGGCGCACCTACTTGATAAAACTAAAATCCTGCGAATTGATACTCACGACGATAGTCTATCGGGTAGGTCGTTGAGACATAAACGCCCCGTGACGCAGCAAGGCTTGACTTAAAGACGCCCGACGGTGAAATCCTAACCGTGTTTGTGCTCTCGTTTTTGCTCGTTGTGATTTGAATGGCGATTGCGGTCGGAAGCGGTGAGGGGCTCAAACCCGAAGCGGGCACGATAGAAATATTCCCATCGGCGTCAAGCAACAGGGTCGGGCGGGGGCTTAAGTGCATCATTAGATACTCCAACGCTTCATGTAGCGTGTTGAAACTTCGCAACTCTTTGTCAAAAAGCCATTTGTTGCTATAAACGCTGTCAAGCGTGATGTTTTTTGGATAATGGGCTAAGGCTTTAATGACTTTCACAAACAAGTCGGTTGTGAGCAGGTGCGGTCGGAAGGGTTGGCGCACAATGCTACCAACCATGTGGGTTGGATGCGTCGCTTTGACTTCGTAAACGACCTCGTTGCCCCGCACTCTTTGGTCTACGCTAACAACTTTATAGCGCCACTCAAATTCATTTCTATTGCTGTCAACGACCTGCACGATAACAATGTCGCCCAAATCCAACGGGCTATAACTCGTAAACGAGCAATCCTTCCAACCCCACTGTAATTGCGTGACGCCTCGCAACTCCGTCGGGCTGCCCGCAGCAACATAGGTCGGTTGCGTTAACGCTATCGCTTTGCGGAAAATGAAGGGCGCTTTGTTAGATTTAGTTGGATTAGGCGGCACTTCTATCCATTTGAGACCTTGCCAACCATCAACGAGAATGTAGCCCGAGAAGCCGAGATTGATTTGCTGGGAAAAGAGGAAGCGAAATACTTGAAACGCCGCTCGCCCAGTCAGTTTCACATTGAATTCGGGCGCTACGGGTAGGTTGTAGTAAGTGAAGTAGTATTGCTTGACTTCTTTGCCTTGCTGCAGTCTTAAAACCAGTATTGGGTTGGAGCGAGGGTCGGGCGTTACAAGGTAAAGTAACGCAGTTATGTCGTAAAAATCCCCGCCCGCAGGGGCTTTCACGGGCGTGACTGCGACATAACTACTTGGAAAAGCGACGGGCGCTCCGATGGCGGTCGGGCTAAACTCATAGAATTCAACTGGGCTAACCCAGAAGGCGGTTTGGGCGTAGGGCGCTTTGACGATTTTGAAGTTGCAGCACGCACTCGCCGTAACTTGCACCGACCGCCCCGCTTCAAGGTAGGCAGCCCGCTGCCCCCGCAGGATTAACGGATAACAGTAAAGGTCTCCTTTGATGAAGTCTGTAATGTCATCAACATAGGTAGGCAACTCAATAAAAACTTTCGTCTCGGTAAAAGTCATAGCACTTCCTTCTGACGGGGCGACTTTTTCAACGACGAAGTTGCGCCCGCCCAAAGGCACAATGGTCTTCTCTTGATAATCCATAGCGTCTAACACGCTGAGTGTGGCAATAGGTGAAGTGGTTGCGGGCACGCCGAAATAACTGGCAGGCGCTTTGTAAATCCGAATTTCAACTCCCATGCTAATCACCACCAGCACTTGCTTTCTTTACGGGCGGAAACTTGTGAATGACTTTGTAGTCTTTAATGACTTGAAACTCTTCTCCGACAATGTTAACCCAAACCGCTTCCCCCATCTGTCGGTCAAACACCTTAGTCTCAATGTGCCAGCCCAAGTGTGTCGGGCTTAGATACTGCACTATCACTTCGCCCGCTTGGCTGAAGTTGAAATCAATTGGCACGATAAACCTGTAGGTGTAGAAATTGTTTTTCGTGTGCTCAACGACGGTCTCTATCTCAACAAACCGTGTCGGCGTGACGCTTGATAGTGCGTCAACTAAATCGTTGATGACATAAACCCGTGAGTTGTAGTCATTGATTAATCCCGCAAATCGGCTATCCTTTTCGTCAGCCATAGAATTCCTCTGTCACCTCCCTAAACCTTGTATAGTCGGTATTTCTCGCAACAATCTTTCCGCTGGCGCTAATCAAGACTATGTGTTTTCTCTCACCAACAATTAGACAGAAGTCTTGACTGCTGTTTATTGCCATAATGGGTAGTAAATTGAAAATGTTAAACAGGTCGTACCTAATCGTGCGACGCCACCACTTTTTGGCTGTGGTTTGTATGTTGTAAACTACGACAGTTAAAAACCCGCTACAATGCACGCCCCTACTCCCTTCCTGCGCCCAGATAGAAAAGGTCGGGCGCACTATGACGCCGAAATCGTTGATAATCCCGCCTTGCCAATTCGTGACACGAGGATGTTGGGCTGGCAACCCTTGCGAATATTCAACAAACATAAAGCCAACTTTCTTTAATTGCTGCCTGTCAAGTCTCACTTCTTTTCCTCACCCCCTTCGTCAACTACGGGGGGCGGTAGCGTTGAAAGCAAGTCGGGGCGGGTCGGCACGGAATTGCGTGGCACACTCAAGGCTGGAAAAGGAAACTTTGTATAGTCGCTCCACCCCGCATAGGTGTAGTAGTTAAGGAATATCGGGAATAACTTTTCTACCCTGCCGTTGCGCACGATAAACGCCCCGCTTCCGTGATTTGGTCGGTCTTGCTGATAGTAAGAAGTTAGTAGCAATATGTGACTTTGACACTCAAAGTTGATTTGGTCTTTTTGGTAGTCTATGTACGCTTTGAAGGGTTGGAAGTGGAAGTTGAAGGGCACTAACGGGAGAAACGCCCACTGTTTGTGGTAGTGCGCCCTCAAAAGAAGACCGTGCGTGAATGCCGACGAAAGCAGAAGTGGCACTGGTCGCACGGAAAAGATTTCGTGAAACCCGTAGTCGTCACAAGCGATGTAGTAAGTTGGCGGTGGCTCTAACGGTAGCAAGATAGACGCCCTAAATCCCGACCAGAAAAAGTTTCTATCAAACGGGTAATACTCTCTATCTTCGGAGTCTTGCACGGTCGTGCGAATGTCTCTGATTGTAAACCTCTCGTTTGGGCTTTGTAGCGTAACGAATTCAATCGGGTAGTAAAACCGCAAAGGCGCAGATTGGGCGGTGAGGTTATTATACCGATACTGCGCCTTCGCTATCGCTGCGTTTGTGCCAGCATACTCTATGTGTTGCTCACCAAGCGCTGTGGCTCTAAACAAAACGGCGTAGTAAAGGTTGTCAATATAGGCGATATATCTGTCAAACCAACGGCGCTTGACTTCAAAGAGTGGGATGACGAAGGGGTTAAAAACCCAAACCCCGCCATCGGGAGCGTCAGAGGGAGAAAATTCATCTAACGAAGACAAGTCGGTAGTCATATTGGCGTCGTCGCCTCCAAGAAATGGTGCAAAGGAGACATCATTGAAGCGACTAAAAGAGTAGCGCAAATCAAACCAAAATCTCAAAACCTTCCCGTTGTTTTCAAACGAAACGAAACAAGAAGCTGCCCTCTCGTCGTCTAAGTTGACTTCAAAGTGTTTTGCGATGAAATCCGCACTCCCACCATCGTTGTAGAGTATTGACATGAAGACAAAGAAGTCAATGTGGAAGGGTTTCTTTCTACCTCGCTCCAAAGCGATGGCGTAAAACATTTTGCCTACAACCCTAACGGGAATTAGCGGGTTGAAAAAGTAATATTCACGATAACCAGCGGCTCGGTTAATCCATCTGTAAACAGGCGGCTCAATCCAATTGGCTACCAAGTAGCGATTGAGTGAATTGCTAATGTCTTGGTCGTTAACTATCAGTCGTCGTGCTCCGTTTTGAGCGGGGATGTAGGCAGTGCCCGAAGGTGTGCCGCCTACCAGATTGGGTAAGCATAGCCCCGCCAAGTCGCCCCAACCGTCTTGTGTGACAAGCAAGTAGCCCTTCATGTCAAAGTAAAGCCCCACATAAGGCACGCAAAATCACCTCACAAATTCCTCACTAATTCGTGGGCAAGTTGATTTCCGAGCGCTTCGTTAACAGCGTCGCTGATGGCGCTGCGAATTTGGTCGTAACCGAAGGGCACATTGACGGTTAAGGTTGCCCCGCTCGCTGCTTTGGTGGTCGCATCAGCGATAGTGGATAGGTAGCCAACTGCCATTTGCAATAGCCCGACGATGTTTTGAATTGAAAGCCAAATTTGCTGGGCGTAGTAGTAAATGTAGGCGGTGTAACTAAGCGTCATTTCCTCACGAGAAGGCGTGTAGGCGACGGGTTGGGCTTCCTGCACAACTGGAATAGCGAAGTAACCGAATGCGCCATACTTGATGTGGTAGACACCCGCTCTGGCGGCGAGGTTGGCTGCAAGTCTGGCGGCGCTTGCATAGGCTTCCGCCATTCGGGAGCGCATTTCCTCTTCGGCTTGGGTAATTCGCTCAATCGCTTCCTTCTGCTTGTCTACCCACTCATAATATTTGCGCTTAATGTCGTCGTAAAACTGCTTGCGATAGTTAAACCATTCCTGCCATTGCTTTTGTAGGTTGTTGATATAGTCACTCCAGCGTTGCTCCATGTTTTGCTGGGATTTAAGCATATGCTCCCGCCATGCCACCCATTCGTCTTTTTCTAACCGCCTTTCTTCTCCTCTTCTACTCTCCAAACCCAAATCGGGTTTAAAGAGGTTTCTAAGCCAGTCGGTTGACTCTTTTGCTTTTTCTCCAACCCTCGCTCCCACCTGCTTTGCTCTTTGCTGGCGCTCCCATTGCTCGGCTTCCTTGCGTGCTTTTTCATTTTCGTCTACATATTGTCGTAACTCTTTGGGCAGCATTAACTTAGCAAGCCAACTGCTAATCTTTCCCGTTTTTTCATCAATCCATCTAATCAAGCCAGCGATGCCTATTGCGATTGCGCCGATACCCAAGATGATTGGGCTTACTACAGCCGTTATACCTGACCCGATAATCTTCAAGATATCCCACAACTTACCGAGCCAGCCAACCAACGCCTTAATCCCGTCAGTCACCTTTAATGCGCCCAACGCTTTGAGACCGTCGCCAACCCATCTAATCCCATGCCCCACAGCGCCAAACAAAGTAACCAACGCACCTAACATCGCACCCATAGCCATAAGATGACTGACAAAGGAAGCGAGGGTCGGATGGTTTTCCCCGAATTCCTTAATAGCAGCGGTTATCTTGTTAATGCCTTCGGCTATACGCTCTATCGTGGGCGCAATATTCGCAAGGTTTTCTGCCAATAGGGCTTGCACCGACGCCCTCAATGTGCTGAGAGCGTCGGTCATTTGGTCAATCTTGTTTGCTACCTCGTCGCTGACGGTCACGCCCAACTCACGATACTTAGCAATTAGGTTATCCAATTCCTGTGCGCCTTGACGAAGGATTGGCAGCAAGGTGTAGGCTCGGCGACCAAACAACTCAAAGAGAATTTGTGCCTGCTGGGCTTGGTCGGGGATTTTAGCGATTTCTTTCAACAACGCCACGAATTGCTCCAACGGGTCGTTGGTTTGGGATTGCACAGTTTGACCGAGCACGGCTAAAGCCATAGTCAACTCATTAACCTTACTGCCTTTCTCGGCTACTGCTTGGGCGGCTTGTTGGAAGGCTACCTGCATTCGCATGATAAACATCGGAATTAACTCAGCGTGAATTTCCAAGTCTTGGAGCATGGCACGATAGAGGGAGTATTTCTCAACGGTCGTGCCGATTTGGAGGGCTTCCTCACGGAGTTGGTTGGCGTGGCGTGCACCCGCAACGGCGAGGGCGGTAAATGTGCCCGAAACGACAGCGCCTATCTTGGCAAGCGAGTTAAGTGCTTCCTCGTTTTGCCTGAAAAACTGAGTTAGCCGCCCAAAAACAGTTTGGGTGTGTTGGCTAAGCCCTTCAAGTTGCTGCTTGACTTGGTTTACCGCCTGCGAGACATTTTCCTGTGCCCGTATGAGGATTTCCACAGTAGCATCAGCCATAACCTATCACCAAACACACTTGCCGTTAGAAGAAGCCTTGCGATTCTTTGATTAATTCTTGCAGGTTAAGTAGGATTACCTCAGTTTGGGCGAAATTGAGGTTGAGGAAGTCATCTATGGAGTTGACGATGCGGTATTTGGCAAGGAGAAGGTAGATTTTGGTGATAGAAGTGCCCCCCAACCCCAAACCTAAATCCGAAGGATTAGGGGCGTTGATTTTGCGCTTACTGAAAGAAACCTAACGCTGGGCGCTCAAGCCATTCCTCAAAGGAGATTTGCTCGCCCGTTTTGAGCGTGTGAATGCGCCAATCAAGCCAAGCGACTGCTTCAATCCGCTTAGCGGGCGGAAGGTCTTCTAAATTTTCAAGCCCCGTGCCAAACCTTTCGCAGAATTCAATCAAATCCCGCCAACGCAGCAATTTGAAGTCGTCTTCGCTCCACTTGCCCGCTAAGGTCATCACTTCCTCAGTCATTTGCGGTCACCCCGACAATCTAATACCTTCAAGATGTCGTGCCAATTCTCTCGCACCATAGTCTCAGCGACGCCAACCCCCGTTTTCACCAACTTCCAGAAGTCTCGCTCACGCAGCCCGACCCGCTTGCAAAATTCGTCTACGCCTTCCTTCATGGCAGCAATGTAAAGCATTTCACGCTCATAGCGTGTTAGCATGTCGGCTCACCTTCACTACTCAATCGAAATGTTGTTGGCGCTACCTTGCAGAGTGAGCGTCATAACCCACAAGTCAGACCCGCCCGTAATGGGCACTCTACGGGTTGCGATGTGATAGTCGTTGAGTATCAAAGTCTTGTTGGGCAATGAAATCGTGACATCTACGGGTGCGGGAGCGTCTGCGGCAAAGTGCGGCGTAAACGGCAGGAAGATTTCGCATGTGAATTCGCACTCGGCGACCCCGTAGGCGCTCAAGTTAGGAAGGCGCTTTTCGTTGTTAGCCTTAACCGAGAAATCAGCGGTCACATGCGGGTTGCGGCGCACACGAAGTTGGAAGCGGCTAACCTGATAGTTGTTGCCCGCAACGCTAACCGCTGCGTCGTGCCACAAGACGATATTGCCCGAAAGCGGGGCGATAGTCGGGGCGGTAGCCATTAGACTTGGCTTCATTGCCCGCAGGGAAAGCGTCGCCCGCAAGGGCTCTCCGACACGCCCTTCCAACGAAACTTCGTCAACGAGACAACCGAGCGCCTTAACAATGTAGTCATTTGGCGACCCCGCCACGACGCTGAGGGAAATGTTGTTTTTAATCAGGCTCTCTAAGGTTTCCAAATGGGCGTCAACGACGGCGAATTCGGCGCTAACAGTGGCTTCAACGATTGAGTGATAGAAGAAGACGCCGCCAACCGCTTCAACTCGGCGCACATTCTCGTTAATGTTGATTTCGCCGCCATTGACCTTACCGATTTGAAGCCAGTCGCCAGCGGGCTCTTGCCCCAAAGTGCTTTCAACTTTGAAGCCAAACAAATCTAACGCATGAGTTTTCATTCGCTATCACCCCTAACACTTGCTACGGCAGCATAGTGACCGCCCGCAGGTTAACACGGGCAACATGAAGGTTGGGCACGGCTTCTTCAACGAGATAATCAACGCTAACAACATAAAGCCCGACAGGTTGCCCCGTCGTGAGCGTGTAGGGCGGCGTGGGAGCATTCAAAACTGCGTTAACTATCGCTTCGGTTAGACTGTTTTTGTCTTCCATTGAGCGGGCAACGACATAGACTTCTATGTGGTCGGTCTCACGATAAATGTGTTGGTGGCTTTCGGGCACTAATTCGCTGCTAACGAGGGCGATTAGAATGAAGGGTTTGGTTATGCGTGATAGGTCGGTGTCACGGAGTAAGCCCACGCCGACATCTATCTTTCGCCCGCCACTAACGCTATTGAAAACTAAACTTTTGACTTTCTGAGCGACTTCAAAGGCTGCTAACCGCTTCATTGTGAGACACCCCGCTTAAACGCCTCGGCTAACTTAGCGATTTGGTTTCGCAGCCAATCCGCTGCAGGTTTCATGAATGGCTTGCGGATAATGTCGCCGACTTTCTCCCAAGTCGCTGATTTGCCCGCCCGACCTTGCTCAACATGCTTAGCGAAAACCCAACCTACGCCACGAAGGTAGAAGCGCAATGCTCTCGCATTAACAGGCACGATTATGCGCCTATGACCGAATTCAACATACTTGGCGTAGTCAACATTGGTGTAGACCCGCCCCGTCAAACCCGAGACTTCAAAGTTGATGCTTGCCCGCAACCTACCCGTGTCGACGGGCGCATGTTTCTTTGCTTCGCCCGAAGTGTGGGCGACTAACTTAGCGAATGTGTCTTGGATTTCGTCACGCCCCCGACTTAGTTTGCTGACTGTCTCGTTGACGCCTTTGACAGTAACGCTAACCTTAAGAGCCACTGGCTTCACCCCGCAGGTAAAGTTTGCTAAAGGTCGGGTAGGTTTCAATCTTTGCGATTTGATAGCGCTTGTAGTTGATTTCCAAAATGTCATCAGTTTGGAATTGGAAGTCGCCAAAGACGAAGTAGACGGCATCCAAAGTGCCCAATTGGGCATGCATTAAATATTGTTTGCCCGCTGAGGGTGTTACAAGGAAACCGACGACCGTGCCCGCCATAACTTCCGTTGCGCTAACCGTGCCATCTTCGCTTTCCTCAATGCGTTTGCGCCAGACGACAGCGGGCACACGAAGACTTAACCTCGCCATGCCATAATCACCTGCCTTGCGATTGGCGGGAGTTGATTGAAGTCAACCCGCACTTCGGATTGAATGCTGTCAACAATGTCGGCGTTTAGAAGCCAGACTGCAAGGTGGGCTAAGGCAAGGGCGATGTCGTCAGGGATAGTGCTTTCAAAGCCTGCATAGTATTCCACGACGGCTTCCCCGCTGTATGGGTAGGCTAAGATGATGAGACCGAAGGGTTGTATTTTCTGATACTCAAGGGTGACACCTTCGGGTAGGGCGATAATGTTGCCCATGCCGATGATTGGGTGAGCGGTTGTTAAACCTCGCCCGTTACTGAATGAGATGACTTCGGAGACATAGCGATACTCAAGTGGCACACCTGTTAGGCTTTCCCAAATTCGCTCGGCAGCGCCAAGTAGGGCTGACGCACGCTCTGTCGTCTCAGAGCCCCATTGCCTTTCAATTAGGGAGAGCACTTGGCTTTGAGCGATATAATTCATCACTGCCTCACCTCTCGTTTCATTCGCTCAACTAAGTCTTCAAATTCGTCAAAACCGTCGCCGACTTGTGCCTTGAATGCGTTGTAAACCTCTTTGGGCGCTACGCAGAGATAAACATTGACTTGGATGGCGTTGGTAATCACGAATTGTCGGGTTAGGAGAATGTGGGTTTCTGCGGGCAACTTAACGAAATTGTTGACCGAGTAAAAGCAAAAGAAAGTGTGCCCCTTAGTTGTGAGCAAATGCTTAACCCCAGCGGGCGGGAAGGGTTTCTTTGCTAAGACGCAATTGAGGATATGCACCTTAGCGTTAGCAGAGAAAAGGGTGAAGTTGAGCACTAATGATTGCTTGATTGCGCCTTTGAAGACTAACTCGGCGACGGCTTTCAGCAACTTCTCCCTATTGCCCGTCACTTTGGCGACGATATAGTCAAAGTAAGTTTTGATACTCATCCTACCCCACCAAACACACTTGCCAACTTAAATGAAAAAGCAGAGGCGAGGGCGGTTAACCCCCGCCCCTGCATCACTGTCTACCTACCTTCGTATCAGGCAAGTTTCACGGCAGCATGCTCATCGTAGGGCACATGGGCGAAGTCAGCCCGCATGGTAGTCACGAGAATGTCAGTCTGCTTGACGATATCCCGCTGCGTCTCAACCCGCAAGCCACGCCGCACGCCCAACAGGAAGGCTCGGCGGTTGAAGACGAGGGCGTGCACATCGTCGGGCACGAAGGCGCTCACAACGACAGGCTTACCGTAAACCTTAGCCAATTCACCCGTCACGATAGTCGCTTGAGCGCCATACTTGTCAACCGTGCTAACTTCTGCCCAACCGACCATTTCGGCAAACTTGGCGGGGTTAACGACCACGACGACTTCGTTGGGGTTGATGCCCAACTTACCCATAGCGGCGCAGGCTTGCTGAATGTGTTGCGCAGAGAAAGTGCCAACACCAAGCGAGTGAGCCCGCTTCAAAATCCCATCCCAAACCTTAAGCAGTTGGTGGGCGCTGGCGGTGTCGCCATTCAGGATAGCATTCTCCAACGCCTCAGCGAAGGCTTGCGCCAACGCTGCTTGGAATTCGGGCATAATCGCCACGATGCTATCCTCGGTAACTTCGTCGGCGACTTCAACACCCGCAGCCAATTTCTTAGCGTCAAGCGTCAAGCCCTGCGCAGAAGCGTTGCTGAGAGTGATGGAAGTGGCAGGCGCAACATAAACGACGCTAATACCCGAGATAGACAAGGGGATTTTGTAGGTTTGGCTGGGCATGTCAACCTGAGGCAAAAGTTGGGCAAGGCTCGGTTGCAGGCGGATAAGTTGCAACACTCGGTTGGAGAAAGTCGTGGGGATGTAGTTGGTCAAGTCGCTACCCGTCACCGCCTTCGTCACTTCAACGAAGCGGCGCTCCAACCAACCCTCAGTGGGCAAGTGGCGCAACCGCCTAATGGAAGCGAAGACGGTGTAGGCGTCAGAAAGGTCTTGCCACTTGGCGATTTGCTCGTCGGTCGCCCGCATCAAAAGGAAGTTTTCAAACCTTTCCTGCGCCGTGTTACCCTCCACCTCAATGCGGGCTCGGGCGCTAACGCCCTTAGACAAGACTTCCTCAACATTAGCAACCCGCTCTTCAAGCGCCTTCACCAAGCGCTCGGTCGCTGCTACCTTGTCGGCAAAGTTAGAAACGATGTTAAGCGTCTTTTCGACTTCCTGCAACACTTCTTTCATGCGTTAAGCACCTCCTTTATCACTTGCATAGAGCGCCCGCTCCAATTCGTGGCGCAATTGCTCCAGCGATTTGCGAATGTAACTAAGCGGGTTTTCCCACTCACACGCTTCAAGCCACTCCAATTCCTCAGGCGTGTAGGATTTAAACTCGGGCGGCTCTTTATCCGCCTTTTTGTAATACTTAACAATCGCCCGATAGACCTTCTCCCTATCCGCTTCGGGAATATCAACCCCGCCCCTCGCCCCAAGCAACGCCGCCATAGCAGCCACAACGCCACGCCAAATGGCGTAGGGTTTGCCGTCAATCACATCAACATGCGGAAGCTTGTAAGCGCCAAAGGTGTCAAGCCTTTCGTCGTCAGCCCAAAAGAAGCGCTTAGCATACTTGCGCTGCTTTTCCTTGTCTTGCAAATCCTCGTTGGTCTCAACGCCAACATATTTGCGCCACCGCTTTTCGCTTTCGTCAGCATCCCACTCCCGCCCAAAATCCTCATAGAGCGGAAACTCAGCATTGTTGTCGGGCACGATGCCCTTCTTCACTAACTCCATGTCGCTATCACCCTCCTTTTGGATTAACGCTTGCGGATTGGCGGGGAGTGTCACAACCGAAGTTTCAATCCACTCCCATTCCGCATACATATTGCCTTCAATTCTGCGGGGAATGAAACCAACGCTAAGACCCCGCACAATGCCTTCATCAACTAACTGCTTGATTTCCTGCGCAAATTGCGTAGAAGCGAAAACGAATTGCACTTTGATTGCATCGTCGGAAATTTCAACATTGACGACTTTGCCTATC